AGGATATGCACTAAAGTAAGCAGAGTCTGTATCACCATACACAATAGCATCACCCAAATGATTGTATTCACCTGCGATTACTTTGTTTAGTTCACTTGCCATATGTTTTGCAATACATCTACCAGTTAGTGTTGTGCTTTGTCCTAGCCTACTATCAAAAAATCTACTGCCAGGATTAAGCAACGCACCATATAAACTATTCAAGTTAATCTTTTTAACAAGTTGTCTTTTATCCCAAAATGCAAACTGTTCAGGATCATCTCTGTGACTTCTTGCTGTTGCTTGCAACTCTTTACGTTCTGCATACCAGCGTTCTAGTAAACCAGGAATAATACCTTTTTTCTCATATGTAAAGATTGTGCCATTTGCACTTATAATCCAAGGTTGTCCACTGTTAAAAATAATGTCATATATTTCTGCACCTGTTGCTTCATAGCTTTTACCATCTTCAAAATCTAAATGCAATAGCTCTTGGTTATCTCTGTCCATTACTAGTTCATATTCATGTGTAGCAAATCTACCTTCCCATGCGCCAGCAATTGTTTTGCTTGCTTCAATCATTTCTTTTGTGTAAGTGTGACGCACTTGCCCCACAATAGTTTCAGTTGACATGTTGCAACTACGCAAGATACTAGGATACAGACTGTTCAAGTCAATACTTCCTAACCATTTGTGCATGCCTCGTTTAGGATCTGCAACATAAGCACCTGCCGCTTGTGTTGTATCTTTGTCATATCGTTTATCAGGAACAATGAGTCCATGTCTGTGTGCTTCATTCATAATAGCTTGGTCAGTTTGTGCAACCGCACCCATTGTTGTTTGTAGCAACACAGTGTTAGAATGTGCTAACACGTTTGCCAAATCAATAAATTGTAGTTTTTTATCTAGTTTTACCAACAAGTCAACATCTTGTCTGTTGTATGCAATAAACTTTTCATAGTCATTGTTGTAAAGTTGATCAAGTGTCCCCTCATAATCTACTTTGCGTTCACCAAGTTCATATTCTCCAATAGCATCTAGTGCATAACTGTGCATCTCATGATATGTATATTTTCTATACAACTGCATATAATCCATATGCACACGACCATGTGTATCAAATGTTTGCTGTGTAGCACCAAAACGTTCAAACTCTCGTTCTTTAGGGAATTTGTTCCACAAACAAAACTTACGTGTATGACTTTTGCTCAATACACGTGAAACTCTGTTTACCATATAGGGAATATCAAAGCCTTCACTGTTCCAACCTGTTAAGATATCTGCATCATCAATCAAGTCTAGGAACATGCCTAGTAATTCTGCTTCATCTTTACATAAAACAGTGTCAGGAAACTTATCAATGATTGATTGTGCTTCTGCCTCGCCCATGCCTTTTGGCTTTATACTAAGACATACTGTTGTTTTTAGCCAATTTAAATGAACTGCAATAGCTGTTACAGGATTAAAAGGATCTTCAGGTGGTGCAAATCCCATATCTTTGTTAAAGTCAGTTTCAATATCAAAAAATGCAATATGTAAGTCTGGCGTATCAGTAGGATCATAATTTTCTGCAAATGTTTTAAAGATAACATTTACATCACTTTCATACAAACCTTTGTGTCCATGTATTTTCTTTTCAGTGTTAAATTTTTTGCTAGTGTTGCAAACAACACGTTCTAATTTTTCACCAAAAATACTTGTAAATTTGCCACGCTGATCTTTATAGTAGAATGTATACTTGGCAGGATACTCTTTGTATTCTCTTTTACCGTTTACACGTTCTACTACGTGTATTGTGTCTGTGTCTCTGTTGTGAAATGCGTCTACGTAGCTCATTGATCGGCTTTGCCTACACTCTCCAAAATATTTTCTAGTGCATCAAAGTCTTCACGATGCTTGTGAAAATCAGCTTTGTATGCTACCTTTATTGCTTTATTTAAAATAGATGGCTTAATGCCCATTTCTTCTGCAATATGCTTTACTGTGTCTTTGAGACCTTCGTTTAGTGTTTCAATTTCAGTATGCACTTGTGCGCCTTCTGCAATTAATCTTTTTAATTTATCAATGTCTGTTTGTGAGAATGCAATGCTCATAGATATACTCCTAAGTTTCATTTATTATATGTAAGAAATACGATAATGTCAATATGTTTTATGATAATTATCCAATAAAAAATCAATGTCTTGGTTTTTATGTGCATGTATTAGTTCAAACAAATTGTAACACAATAATACTTTGTCATGTCCTTGATCATAATTATTATGTAATAAATCAAACAGACTCAATAGTGTAGATAATTTTTTACTTGTATCTTTAAAATATGCTTCGTTACTATTGTTTTTGTCTAAGTATTGTTTTGTCCATTGTTGTATATCACTACATGCTTTAATATTTAAATTAGTGTAAACTTTGTGTGTATCAAGAAGCCAATCATGCATACTAAAACTAAAGTCTGCATATTTTTTCCATTCTATATCATTGTTAATACGCTGTGTAAATAGATACTCCCACGAGTCAAACAGATCAATAAACTTGTTCATTTCGTTGCTGTATTCTCTTTTCATCCAGCTATTAATAAACATTCCACACTTATCACCAAACAATGTAGACACAACTACAATAGGTAATTGGTGTGTTGCTATACAATTTTTTATTTGTTTTATATTATTAGCGTGAGAAAACAGACATATATTTTTACCCAAAGATAAATCATTAAATCCTTTGCACAAATTTATTAGCTGAGTGTCTGTTAATTGCTGTGTATTTCGAAATACTACATCATATTGTAGTTTGTTTGCAATAGCATCATCTAAATTCCACCAATCATTAATAGTGTATGCTGTGCCAAAACTATCATTTGTTTCTTCATCCCATACATTATTGTGTTGTGTGTTGTAAAATTCAGGACTTTGATTTATGATGTATGCTAATGCACTACCGCTTATTGCGGCCCTTGTGCATACAAGATATATCTTATTCATTTTTTAGATTCTAATTCTTTTATACGTGTTTCTAGTTCTTGTATTTTATTACTAAGTTGTGGATTAAGCTTCTTCCATGCGTTAGGATCTTGCTTGAACCATGTCCAGCCCCATCTATATACAAAGAAATCTAATAGTGCTGCCCATTTGCCATATGCCCATAATGCTATACGAGTATCAGTTGCCCATGCAACAAATAATGCGCCGAATATACTTCCTGCAAGAGCTGTGTAAATCCACAGTCTATCAGTTGCCATTCTTTCAATTATTTCCCACATTATACGTTTGCTTTATTTAATGTTAATTGTGCCCACTGCTCTCTGCCTGCACCAGCTTGTGTTGGAATAATACTTATACTACGAGCTTGTGCATGTCCACTATTTTTAAATGCTAACAAGTCTTGTTCGTTTTTGATCATTGCAAATTTTTGATTTGGAAAACTGCATAATAACAATGCGTCAAAATCATCTCTATTTTTATACCAAGCAAAGTTTGCTTTTAAATATTCGTCTTCAATTTTGTTGACATCTTGTGTTGTTGCAATAGCTTGTATGACTGGATCTGCAAATTGTTCTAAATCCATTTTTAGTAGTTCACTTGCAATTGCTTGGCGCACTTGTTGGTTTTCTCTATCTACTGTAGGAAGGTCTGTGTTAAGTCCATCTATAAATTTACCTAAACCCAGTGAACCACCTTTGCCACCTATGCTTGACATTACTGTTGGTATACGTTCTGCATATTTGTCTATAACGGCACGTTTTGCTTTTTGACTACCGCCACCATATCCAATACGTCCACCACTTGAACTTACTGCTGCTTTAAGTTCTACTTTTCCAATACCGTCTACTTCTAAGTCACCTTCGCCTGTAGCAAGACGTATCTTATCACTTAAACTTGCAAGTGCATATTCGCCTGGGCCTTTTTGTTTTTTCCCTACACCGTAATTTTTTAAATCTGAGAATACTTTAACTGCTGATGGGTGTGTAAAAACATTTGAGAAACTTGTAAGTGGACTATCCAATGCTGAAACATTTATTACACCACCTTTTTCAAGTTGGTCAACCATGCCTTTCATTGATTTGTAATCGCTATCACCATTTGAAATAATTTGTGTCATGTCTTGCATGATTAAACGTTTTTCATTATCACTTAAAGGTTCATTGGCTAGTGGTGCTTGGAAAGCATTTCCAATGCTTTGGCTTATATTTCCGCTGTTAAGTAATTTGTATATTCTATCAAGTAGTGCAGCATCTTCATCATTTTCAGCTTGCAAACCTGCAATCTTACTAATGATTACTTCTTTCTCTTGATTAAGATCATCATATTCTAATAAGTTTCTCAGTCTCATTTGTATGTCTTCCTTGTAAGTTAAATGTATTTATGATTTTTTATCATCACATTCACATGACTTACAACGACAACAACTACATGCTTTTATGTTATAAGGTTCTGAGTCTACACCATAATCTTTTACTTCTAGATATAATGGACCTCCACAATGACTTGGGTGTCCACAATTTTGACAATATGACCCATTATATCTAGGAAGTGTTACTTTCATTCTAAATCATTAATTCTGTCAGATAATTTCTTATCTAGTTTTTCTATTGCGTCTTCGTAATCAACATAAAGATCATCTATCCATCCTTCATGCTTTTGGAATTCTGCTACAATATTATTTGTAATATCTTGTAAACGCTCATCAACATAAGATCCTAAACCTTCAATACGCTCATCAATGTGTGCGCCTAAACGTGTATCTTCACTAATACGCATATTATCAATATCTAAAATACTTCCTAATGTATTTTGTTTAAGCTCTTCTAAATCCTTTTTAAGATTTGCAACATCACTTGCAAGTTGAACTTCTTTTTCTATTTCTGATTTTGCTGTAAGCTCTTTTACTTGACCTTCTAGTGTTTGTATTGTTTGCGCTTGTTGCGCTGTCCACCATACAAATGCACTTACTTGTAATACAATTGCTACAACAACACCTATACTAAATTTATTACTCATATTATTTTCCTTTAGTGTTGCTTACGTTTTTGGCTTTACCTCTTCTGTTTTTGTTTGGGTCTTGCCTACGCTTTTTCTTTACTGCGGCAGCTATTGCAGCTTTACCACCTTTGGCTCTTAAACTTGCTGCACGTGATTTTGATAAACACTTTGGTTTACCTTCACCTTTGCCACTGTCACCACATTTTCCTATACGCTCACCTTTGGTATTGTAACGGTCCCAACCGCCACCACCTGCGCCACCTTTTTTACCTTTGCCAAACCAATCACGTAAACTTTCTTCAACACCTTCTGCATAATAAGGATTATTTGGATCAGCGTCATCTGTTTCATCAGGCCACCAATCTAATTCATAGCGTTCACCATCTGCAAACTTTTGCTTCATGCCTAGTATTCTTGCTTCATATTCATCTTTGGTTGGTTCTACTCTACCTGCTACTACATCCATTACAAAATTTAATGTAGTTGCGTTTGCTGTAAGACTACCGCAACGTGCGCCTACTTCATTTTTTAAATGGTCAATTAAGATGCTACCTGAGCATTTTGCTAGTTCGTCACTTAGCTCTTCTGGAACTTCTAAGTCAACATAACAATATATAAAGTCATAGTGTGGTGCTGGTGATCCATGTAGTATGTATTCATCTCTGCATACAATGCGCTTGAAACCATCTTCGTTGTGCCAAACAGTTTGTTCATCAGTTATTTCATCAGGTGAACCAAAAGTTTTTTCCAAGTGTTTGCTGTAGTCAGC